AGACCCTCGAGCTTGTGAAGGCCAAGGTCGAACTCGAGCATCAGACCGAAATCGTCAGGTGGAAGACCATCTACGTTCCGGTCAGGATCGAGACGAAGACCAAGGAGATCATGGAGCGCAAGGTTGGAGACGACGAATGCGAGAGCGCCCTGCAACTCCTGAAGGACTTCCAGTGATGGTGTCCAACATCATCCGGTCCTTCGTCCTCGAGGACCCCAGCATCCCCCATGAGATGCACTGCGCCGCCGCCGACGAGGCTGCGGAGGAAATCCTGAAGGCCATCCAGAAATGCGGTGGCTGATCCTGTGTCTGGCTCTGACGGGATGCACGACCACCAAGTACCTGCCGTGCCCGCCCCCGGTGATCGAGGAGCCGACGTATCCGGTGGTAAAACCGGAGGACGGAATCTTCGTCCGCGTGCAGGCTCTTCTGGCGGAACGCGAAATGCGGCGTTCATACGAAGCCGAATTGAGGGCTGCTCTGGGGAAGTGTGGCTGAAGCGGTGCGTCCGCTGCGGTGAGGCCAAGCCCCTAGACCAGTTCCGCTACAACGAGAACACGGGCCGGTTCTCGATCAACTGCGTCGACCACGTCCGCAGGAAGCTGTGGGAGTACACGTCACCGAGGTCTTACCTCATGACGAAGCTGGCCCTGATCCACCGTCGCGACAAGGACGTGGAGATAAACCTCAGTCATCTTCTCGACATGTACGAGAACTGTGGTGGCCTGTGTTCTGTAACCGGCATCCCGATGACGCATTCTCCAGACACGCCAGAGACGAACATTTCCGTTGACCGGAAGGACTGTGAGATTGGATATGTGCCGGGCAATATCCGTCTCGTCTGCGCCGCAGTGAACTCAATGCGCGGACGAATGGACGACCGAGGCCTGCTCTGGTGGAGCGAGGCCGTCGTCAGGGGAATGAGTTTTGGAAGAACAAGAGATCATTGACGTAGCGAGGAAGATTGTCTCCAGCTACCCGCTCTACTCCAAGAACGTACTGAGGATCGTGAACAAGGACGGGGAGGTTGTCCCGTTCAAACTGAATCACGCCCAGCGCATCGCCCACGCCCAGCTTGAGAAGCAACTGGCAGAGACGGGCCGGATCAGGGCCCTCGTCCTCAAGGGACGGCAGATGGGTATCTCGACCTACGTCGAGGGCCGCTTCTTCTGGAAGGTGTCGAGCAGGAAAAACTCCAGCGCCTTCGTGCTGGCGCACCTTGCTGAATCCACACAGTCCATCTTCAAGATGGTGAAGTTCTTCTACGACAACATTCCTTATTCGGTATTCAAGCCGGAACTGAAGTCGTCGACCACCACGTCCCTCGAGTTCGCCACGCTCAACTCCCGATACCGGATTGGTACCGCCCGATCCAAGGACGTGGGCCGGGCCATGACCAACCGCTACGTCCACGCATCGGAGGCGGCGTTCTATCCGGATGGCGGTGACGTCGTGAAGGGCCTGCTGCAGTCCGTGCCCAAGAAGGGCTCGGAGGTGATCATCGAGTCCACCGCCAATGGCGCTGGCGGCTGGTTCTACGAGCGCGTGATGGAGGCCCTGCGCGGCGAGAGTGAGTGGATTCTGATCTTCGTGCCGTGGTTCTGGATGCCGGAATACGCCACGCCCATCGATCCCTACTTCAAGAAGACCGAGGAGGAGGAGAAGCTCGCCTTCCTCTACGGCCTGTCCGACGAGCAGCTTAACTTCCGCCGGGGCAAGATCAGCGAGCTTGGCTCCGTCGACTTCTTCAAGCAGGAGTACCCCTGCACACCGGAGGAAGCCTTCCTCTTCTCGGGCCGCTGCTTCGTTGAGGAGGAACACCTGCTCAACGCGGAGAAGGATTGCTACAGCCCCGACTTCCAAGGTGACTTCGTGATCAACTCCCGTGGCGAAGTCGAGATGGTGGCCCGCGAGAACGGGCCCTACAAGCAGTTCATCAAGACCATCGACCCTGACGAACGCTACGTCATCGGCGTCGACATCGCCGAGGGTCTGGCCCACGGTGACTACACGGTCGCGCAGGTGCTGGACTCTCAGGGAAATCAGGTCGCATGCTTCCGCCTGCACGATGACCCGTACCACTTCGCCACCACGCTCGCCGGTCTGGGCCGGATGTTCAACAAGGCCCACATCATCCCCGAGCGGAACAACCACGGCCTGACCACGATCCGCCGACTGCAGGACATCAACTACCCGAACCTCTACATCGAACACACCGTCGACGACGCATACGCGGATCGGATGACTCGTCGTGCAGGTTTCTACACGTCCAGCAAAACAAAGCCACTCATCATCGATAATCTTGCTGCGCTTATTCGTAGTAGGGACAGTGGAATTGCTGACGTCGACCTTGTAAAAGAGCTTCGGACTTACGTCATCGACGAGAAGGGTGTAACGAATGCCCGTGCGGGTTGCTTCGACGACCGCGTGATGGCCTATGCCCTTGCGCTTCATGGTCTGAATACGATGCCGCGCAACAGAAAAGTCACGGGCGCGGCTCGACGCTACGAGCCGGTTGATTCGACAGTGGGCTACTGATGATCGAAGAAAAGACCACCGAGAAGGATGTCGAGAAGTACCAGACTCTCGGCACCCGCCTGCAGTCCCTGTTTCAGGAATACAAGGACGCCCGGCAGGACAACGAGAACGAGTGGCTGATCAGCCTGCGCCAGTACCTCGGCCAGTACGAGGCTGACATCCTCGCCAAGCTCGGCAACCGGTCGAAGATTTTCGTGGGCCTCACCCGCACCAAGGTGCTGTCGGCCTACTCGCGCATCGTGGACCTGATCTTCCAGCCCGGTCAGGACTTCTTCGGCATCGAGCCCACGCCACTGCCGGAACTCGACCCCCTCGAGATGGAGGTCATCGGCCAGAAGTCCACGCAGGAGGTCATGCAGGCCTCCGGTGTCGAGTCGCCCACGCAGGTGATGGACATCATCAACCAGCGCCGCGACGAACTGGAATCCGAAATCCGTGAGGAGATCGCGGAGCGGGCGAAGGACGCCGCCGAGGAGATGACCCTCCAGATTCGCGATCAGCTTGCCGAGGCCAACGCCGAGCAGAAGATCAAGGAAGCGATCATGGAGGCCTGCATCTACGGCACCGGCGTCGTGAAGTGCGGCACCGTCCGGATCGACCGTCAGAAGAAGTGGACCCGTGCGCGTGAGGGCTCGTCGACCGGGCACGTCCTCACCGTCATCGAGAAGGTCAAGCCTGACATCGAGTCGGTCTCTATCTTCGATGTCTACCCCGACCCGTACGCTACGGGGAACGAAGACCTGCACGGCCTGTTCCGCCGACACGTCCTGACCCGCCGCCAGTTCCGCGACCTCGCCGATCTCCCCGGCTTCGCCAGCGAATGCGTGTTCAACATCCTCGCGCATAGCCCTCGCGGGAACTACGTCGAGGAAGACCACGAGCGCATGCGGCGCGAGAGCGCCAACATCCGTCTTGCCACCGGGCCCTCGAACCGCTTCGAAGTCCTCGAGTACTGGGGCTCCGTGAACGGCGAAGACCTGCTGGATTCCGGCGTCGAGATTCCCGAGGGCTCTGACGAGAACTCCGAGTTCGATGCCAACGTGTGGGTCTGTGCTGGCGAGGTCATTCGCGCCACGCTGAACCCGATCCCTGACGGGCGCATCCCGTACTTCATGTTCCCCTACGAGCGGAACCCGCACCAGATGTGGGGCACCGGCGTTCCCCGCATGATGCGCGATAGCCAGCAGACCATGAACGCTGCGACCCGCATCTTCATCGACAACATGGCGATCTCGTCGGGCCCGATGGTGGAGGTCAACACCGACTTCCTGCAGGCTGGCGAGGACCCCACCGACATCCATCCGTGGAAGGTCTTCCTGCGCGATGGCGGCGATCCCACCAGCCCGATGGTCCGCTTCCACCAGCCTGTCGCCAATGCGAACGGACTGACCTCGATCATCGAGATGTTCCGCCGCTTCGCTGATGAGACCACGTCGCTGCCCAGCTACACGCACGGCGACACGGCGCAGTCCCTGAACAAGACCGCCACCGGCATGTCGATCCTCATGGGGCAGGCCAACGTCGCGCTGAAGTCGACGATCAAGAACATCGATGACTTCCTCGTCTCGCCGATGATCAAGGCGCTCTACCACTGGAACATGAAGTGGAGCGACAATGCCCGCGCCAAGGGTGACCTCAACGTCGTCGCCAAGGGCAGCACGTCCCTGATCCAGCGCGAGGTTCGCTCTCAGCGGCTGCTGCAACTGCTGTCTCTGATCAGTAATCCGGTTGACATTGCCATCACGAAACGTAGAGAACTGCTTACGGAAATCGTGAAGAGCATGGACATTAACCCTGAAATGGTTCTTAAATCAGAGGAAGAGCTTGCAAAAGACGCGCAACTCCAGCAAATGCTCGCCCAAGGCGGCGCGAGCGATCCTCAGTCTGACGGCCAATCCCCAATGGAAGGAATACAAGACCTTTCTAATGGAGCGGCTGGAGGCCTGCCGGGACAGGTTGGAGACCGCTCAGGACCACAGGTTTGAACAAGGGCGAGCCGCTGAACTGCGGTTCATCCTTGAGCTAGAAGAAACGGCTGAGGCCGTTCTGAAAACCGAGAGGTCGGCACCCGCCGACAACTCACTGTATTAACCCCAGCGGACTCTCCAAGTGGACCCGCAAAAAGGTGATCAATGAAGGTAGACCCGGAGCAACTTGAACGAGAAGCCGAAGAGCTTCAGCGCAAAATGCTTGAAGAACTCGGTGCCCAGAATCAGGACACCACCGAGAACCAAGGGCAAGCTGAACCCGCCCCCGAACAGTCATCGGAAACGGCGGTCGACGGCCAGCAGACTGAGGTGGAAGAGGATCGCGGCGATCCGACCCCATCGCTCGATGAGCAACTCAAGCTCGCCGAGGAACGTGTCAAGAACGCCCAGTCTCGAATGACCAAGGCCACGACCGAGGCCGCAGAGCTTAAGCGATCCGTCGCTGACCTCCGCGCCGAAGTCGAGACCCTTCGGTCCCAACTGGCTCAACAGCCCGAGGAAGATGTTGAACTGCGTACCCTCGCCGAGGAGTACCCCGACATCGCCGCGCCGCTGCTGAAACAGATTGAGGCCCTGAAGGCTGAGGTCAGAGAAACCCGCAACCTCACCGAGGAAGAGCGAAAGCAAGAAACGACCAAGCGACACTTCCAGACCATCCGGTCGGCGCATCCTGACTTTGACACAGTCGTGTCGGACGACGGGTTCACCGAGTGGCTCGAGCAGCAGACGCCGACGTGGCGCAGGATTGCCGAGGCTGGGACCGCTGACGAGGTCGTTGAGCTTCTGTCTCGTTTCAAGGGCGAGGCGGCATCGCCGCAACAGCCGGAATCCACAATTGAGGAAGCGCGGAAGTTCGCTGAACCCACGCTTCCGAAGGCGAGGAAACCGGATTCGAACTCGAACAAGCGCATCTGGACGCGAGACGAGATCAACCGCCTCTCACTTCAAGACTACGAGAAGTTCGAGGCTGAGATCGACCAAGCGTATCTGGATGGGCGGGTTCGCTGAATCAACTGTTGTGAACTGAGGTCACTCCAATGCCCGCTTTCCCCACCGGTGGCGCGAACAGCGCCGCCAACTTCATCCCCGAAATCTGGTCGAAGAAGCTGCAGGCGAAGTTCTACGCCTCTTCGGTCCTCCCCTCGATCAGCAACACTGACTACGAGGGCGAGATCACCGGCGAAGGCAACAAGGTGAAGATTCGTACCGTCCCCTCCGTGACGGTCTCGGACTACACCGGCACCGTCTCGTACGCCGACGTGACGACCCAGATCGTCGAACTGAACATCGACAAGGCCAAGTCGTACGCCTTCAAGGTGGACGACATCCTGAAGGTTCAGGCCGACATCGCCTTCCAGAACGAGTCCGCCAAGGACGCTGCCGAGCAGATGCGGATCGCTGTCGAAACCGACGTTCTCGCGAACATCGTGACCGGCGCGACCACGACCCTCGACAAGGCGTCGGTGTCG